AATGTGGCATGCCACATTGCATAAAACTAAATAGTTTATAGCATAAATACTTAAAATTAGGAGCATATATACGATGGCGTATAACATCAATTTAACAAACGGTTCAGTATTAACATCAGTTGCTGATGGTACACTGGACACAAATTCAACAGATCTGAGATTAGTTGGTAAGAATTATACCGGTTATGGTGAATTTCTTAATGAAAACTTCATTTGGATGTTGGAAAACTTTGCAAATAATGTAGCACCAACTGCACCACTAAGTGGGCAATTGTGGTGGAACACAGACACGAATACATTATTAGTTTATGACGGAACTAGATTTAAATCAGTATCTGCTGCCGAAGCATCAGTTACTCCACCAACAAATGCAGCAGAAGGCGATATGTGGTGGGATACTGCAAATGGTCAATTGCATACATTTAATGGTACTCAGTGGGTATTAATTGGTCCGGCGTTTACTGCTGGTTCAGGAACATCTGGTGCCGTAGTTGAAGTAGTAACTGATACAAATGCAGTAGATCACGTAGTAGTAAAAACTTATGTTGCTGACACTGTAGTTAGTATTACTAGTAAAGACCAATCATTTACTCCGCAGACTGCAATTCCAGGATTTACGACAATTGAGCCAGGAATTAATATGGCATCAAATGTAGTAATCCCAAACATAAAGGTATTAGGTACTGCAACTGATGCAGATGCTCTTGGTGGTGTTGCTGCGACAGATTACATGAGAACTGATGTAGATTCTACTACAGCTGGTACCATTGCTATTGCTAATGACGGCGGACTAGTTGTTGGTCCTTCAAATACATTTCAAGTTTCCATTACTGGTATATCAGAAACCGCAGAATTGTTTAATAGAACAACAAATGCTGATCTAGTTATTGGTACTACTGACAATGCAGGCACTCCTAGACCTGGTCTGACTTTTGTTGGTTTGAGTGGCGAAATTAGCGCAAATAATAACATTATTACAAATCTGGGAACGCCTGTTAATAATACAGATGCAGCGACTAAAGCATATGTTGATGCAGTAGCGGGTGGATCTACTGGACCAGGATCAGGGTTAGACGCAGACTTACTAGATGGCCAACATGGTCTGTATTATTTGGATTGGAACAATTTTACGAATGTCCCAACCGCATTTACTCCAGATCAAGAAGCAGTAGAAGACATTGTTGGAGGTATGGTCACTGGCAATACTGAGTCAGGTATTGTAGTTACATATGACGATGCAGCAGGAAAATTGAATTTTGATGTAGCCGATCCGGTCATTACTTTAACAGGTGATGTATCTGGTTCAGCAACAATGACTAATCTGGGAAATGTTACTATTACAACAACAGTTGCTAATGATAGTCACACGCATGATACGAGATATTTGCAATTAACAGCCAAAGCAGCAGATTCAGAATTATTAGATGGTATAGATTCCACTGGATTCTTAAGATCAAATGCAGCAGACATTAAAACTGCTGGTAATCTAACATTCAATGATAATATCTATCTTAATTTTGGATCTGGTAACGACGTTGAGTTTTTCTTTAACGGCGTAAACATGTACACTGATATTAATGCTGGTGCCATTTGGTATGTAAGAGATGGAAATAGCAGCAATGCAGTTAGATTCACATATGACATTGATACTGGTGTTGGTACGGCTACAGGCGATTGGGCCGTTTCTTCTGATGCTAGATTGAAAGATATTCAAGGGCCAATTACTAATGCCCTAGAAAAAGTATCTAAGATTAACGGCGTTAGATACATTAGAACAGATTTACCCAACGATGATATTCATGTTGGTGTTATTGCACAAGAAGTACAAGAAGTATTGCCAGAAGTAGTACATACAGACAACAATGGAATGTTGAGTGTTGCTTATGGTAATATGGTTGCTCTGTTAATTGAGGCAGTTAAAGAACTCAAAGCAGAAGTTGAAGAATTAAAGAGGAATAAATAATGGCTTTTAAAGTTAATTCGGATTTAGTTATTACTGGGCAAATTGACGCGCAGAATAACCCTATTATTAATCTGGCCCCGCCAGTAAACCCATCGGATGTCACAACAAAGGATTATGTTGATACCGCAGTTTCTGCCAATGCCGGAGAATTAATTAGGGATGACCAGGATAATTTGGTCGCAGGTACTGATGCAGGAACGGCATTATTGGCTACCACTGCAAGTGGTACCATTGACAATATTACTATTGGTACAAGAGCAGGACAAAACTTAAACAATCACCCAGGAAATATTGCTATTGGCACAGATTCCCTGGTATCTTATGCCACTGGTCTTAGTGGTTTTGGATGGAATATTGCTATTGGTAGTGCCGCCATGAAATCTTTAGATGGCAATCATACACATAATGTTGCTGTTGGTCGCGGAGCAATTGAAAATCAAACGTCAGTTGACCGATGCACCGCTATAGGCACATATGCATTGCAAGGCCCATCAACAATAGCCAGTGGCGCGGTTAGTAATACTGTTGCTATTGGATTTAATGCAATGAGTGATGTAAATGGCAATGCTTTTTCAAATGTAGCAGTTGGGGCAGATACATTTGTTAACTTTACTTCAGGAAACAGCAACGTCGCAGTTGGTGACCACTCTGGCATACGAGGCCCAGGAAACCGAAATGTAACACTTGGATATTACGGTGGTCAGTATATTACTGGAGGTGATCAAAATATTACAATTGGTACATATGCTGGTCCAAATACTCAAGGCACATACTATAACAAAATGTGGATTGATATTGCCCGTACTGATACACCTTTAATTTATGGTGATTTTGCAACAGACACTATTACAATTAATGGTAATTTAGTTGTTACTGGTACATTGACAGGATCGCCTGCTGTTTTTACAGAAGATGCTAATAGCAATATCGTTGGTGGTGTTGGTGCAGGTGCGTCAATTACTACTGGTACTGGTAATTTCTTTGCTGGTGATTCTGCTGGTAATGCAATCCAATTTAATGATTTAAATGTTATTATTGGACATACTGCAGGTAGTGCTATTGTTGGTGACAATAATATTGTTATTGGAGCGGGTAGCGCGGCCAATGTTTCTGGTACAACAAATAGCAATAATATCTTTATTGGCACAAATGCTGGGCCATTAACTGTTAGTGCTGTTAGTAATAAGATCTTTATCGACACTGAGGCAACAGATACGCCATTAATTTATGGTGACACTACTACTGGTGCAAAGAAGATCACTATTAACGGTGATTTTGAAGTAACTGGCTCATCTAATCTATATCAAGATCTTGGTGAATTTACGTTAGCCACATTACCAGACGCGACTGTAAATGCAAATTCATATGCGTTAGTAACTGATGCCGCCGGTGGACGAACGGTAGTTAGATCAGATGGTACTGCATGGAAAATTATCGCAGTAGAAGGCGGAACAGTTGCTTAATAAATAACATATATAGAAGGGCAAAATTAAATGAAGACAGGAAGGTTATTAAGAATTTTGGGTGAGTTAGTAGATGAATTGGAAGCACCTAACAATGTCGAATCAGATGACTGCGACACCGCAGTCATCCTAGAACCAACTGATTTATTACCAGTTGAGTTTCAAGACGAAGATATGACCGACAAAGATGCAATGGTGCCTCCATTACAGCAGAAACATGAGCTTTTGAAAAAAGCTACTGGTGTTGAAAACGAGGTTGACAAATTTGCTGGTGAAGATGAAATTGAACAACTAAAACAACTAGCGGCAGTTAAACCAACAATATCCGCTGATATGTTGCCAGCAATTACTGACAATTCAGACGTAGACTAAAGGACGTGCCGTATGGCGTATGTTCGTAAAATTAAAGGGTCGCTAGTACGGGTTGATTCTTCACAATATGTAGGAGAAGAATCATATCTATTCTATGATATAGATACTGGATGTATTCGAATTACAGATGGTACTCCTGGTGGCCGGCCTGCCTGTATTGAGGGAACTGCGGGGTCAGTTTCCTGGGGTAGTATTACTGGTAACCTTTCTGACCAAACAGATCTTCAGCAAGCATTAGATGCATTGCAATATACTTTGCCTGTTGCAACTAATACACAACTAGGCGGTGTAAGATCTGGAGGTGATATAACCGTTGATCCTACTGGGCTAGTCACAGTCAATGGACTTTCGGGATCAACTCAGCTTGATACTGTTATTAATCCCGGACAAACAGAAACAGTTTATACATTTGATTTGAATACAATTATATCTGCTAAATTTATGATAGCAATAACAAACTCGAGTAACACATTAAGTCATTCGAGTGAAATTCATTTATTAGTAGACAAAAACGCATTTAACAAATACAGCATATTAGGTGATGGTATCTCATATGCAGTTAATACGGCAGTCGTTGGGAGCCTATTAGAAGTACAGGTTACTAACAACGAAACTTTCGTGTTGCATGCTGGTGTTGCGGAAATTAAAACTATACGCAAAACACAGGCACCACAAGGCTAAATACATGTAATAAAATGGAGATTTAACACATGGCTCAAGACTTTTTTAGAGTTGAAAAAGGTCTCGCTATTGAAACCGACAATAGTGAGATTCTATACCTGGGCGGACCAGGACAACCAGCAGGCGACGTAGATTCACAAAACGCGCCAGTTGGATCAGTTTGGACAGATAGCAACACAGGTGCAATTTATGTAAAGCACACTGTTGGTACAACGATTAATGAATGGGACAAAATCGCAACAGAAGATTTTGTTACTACTGTTGCTGGTTCAACAATTTCATGGCGTGAACCAGTAAGGGTACTAGACCCAACAAATGGACCATTACCAACAGGAACAGCAGGATCAACTATTACTATTGATGGTGTTGTAATTGGTGATGGTGATCGTGTGCTGTTCACAGAAACAACAGATGCCAATGGCAAGAACGTTTATATTTACGATCAGGCTTCTGGTACTTTTGTTGAAGATATTAACGACGAAACCCCAGGCGATACTGTTTTTGTTAATGAAGGAACAGAGGCAGGTAAAAGATTTACTTACAATACAGCAGGACAGTGGGTTAACACTGATATTGCATCACAAGATGAATTAAATTTTGTAAGACAGTTCATTGGTAAAAATGCTGCTGGTTTGGAATCACCAGTTTACACTTCTACAACAACTGTTACTCAAAATGCAGATTTAGAAACTGCTATTGGTGAACTTGATGCTGAATTGCAAGCAATTCGTGATTTTGTTGGCAAAAATGCGTCTGGTGCAGAAACGCCTAATTATACGTCAACTGCTGTTGTAACACAAGGCTCAACCCTTGAAGATGCAATTTCTGCACTTGATTTAGCAACCACAGTTGCTTCTAACGAAGACAGTTTACAAAACGCATTCATGGGGAAAACTGCTGGTAATGATTTACCAAACTATTCCTCAACTAATGTTGTAACACAGTCTGGTTCACTAGAACAAGCAGTTGGTGAGTTGGATGCAGAACGTGGTGCTGATGTAACTGCCGTAACTGGCATGATCGATCCAGCCAATACTATTAATCAAAACATCCAAGGTGTTGCTAATTATGTAGAGCAAAATGGCAAGACCGTAACTATTGCTGGTGTAACGACTGTACAGACAATTGATAGTGTACAAGCTAATTTCGCAGAATGGGATGTCTACATTACTGATGGCGCAGGCAAAACATTTGCAACAAAAATAATGGCAGTGCATGACGGAACAAATGTTGACTTCAATAATGCAGGCAGATTGCGTATTGGTGGTCGTATTACTGGACTATCAGTTGATGTGACATTATCTGGTGGTAACACGTTGAACTTAACTGTAGTTTCTGGTTCTACTGTTACTGTAACAACTAAGCGAATTGCAACTATTTAATTAAATGGCTGACATTTCTAAAGGCTTCGAAGCCACAAGTTTTGTTGTAGACGACGCGGTCGGTATCATTCGTGGTACCGACCCGGCCGTTCTTGGTGAGGCAGCGCCCAAGGGATCAATACTCTTGGACGATGCAAATGGTAAACTTTGGATAAAGACGGGTCCTGCTGATACTGAATGGGCTGAGTTATCATCTTCGACGTCTAGTGAAATGGCTGGTATTACTGTTGGTTTAACTACACAACAGACAATTAATACTGCTTGGGGAAATATCGTATGGGATAATACATTTTTCCAAAATGATACAAATATTATTGAGCATTCAGCTATAGCACAAGATCGTATTCTAATTAAAGAAACAGGTGTGTATTTAGTTGCATGCTCAATATCATTTGATGCTGATATAGGCGAAGAACAGATTTCTATACAGTGTTTAACAAATGACACAGTACAGATTCCGGGATCATTGCGTGTAGCTTCTGAAGCTGACGAAATTGATGATCTATCTAATGTCTTTCTGACAACATTAAATGCAGGAGACTATGTTACTTGTCAAATAATGGCGAGTGGTACAGGGAATGTATTACATAGTAGTTCCACATTTACCATCTTGCGAGCAAAAGGACAGCAAGGCCCACAAGGACCAGCTGGATCGGGATCTTCATTAACAATTCAGGATGAGGCCGCATCAGTTCCCAATACTCCGCACAGTACATTAAATTTCACAGGTGACGCAGTAACCGTAACTGACGCTGGTAATGGTATAGCTACAGTGAATATCAACACAGCAGCAACTATTGCTACTGCGCATGCTTCAGTGCTTGCATTAAGGACAACTGATTATACTATAACGAATGCGTTTACTGATATATCATTCGACACGACTCCAGTTGAGAATCAGCCAAACGTTATAATACACGATGCTGCCAATACACCAACAACGGTTACAGTATTAGAAGATGGGTTATATGCGATTTACTATGGTTTTAATATCCAATCACAAAACACAACAACTCGAACAGATGCACAGGTTGTATTAAATGGTAATACAGTTGTTCCTGGTAGTGGATCATTTGTTAATGTATATCAGCAAGAAATACACCATTGTTCACAGATGTGTGTGGCTCAATTAGCTGCTAACGATTCACTAACTGTACAACTAAAACATGGTGGTAATCCAGTATTGTCACTAGCCAATAGTGTATTTCTTGTTTATAAATTAGAAGGACAAAAAGGACCAAAAGGTGATCCAGGCGCCGCTGAAATTATAATTAGAGACGAAGGACCGTTAATCCCAAACACACCACACAGTGAATTGAATTTTACTGGTGCTGGGGTAACTGTAACTGATGCTGGTGGTGGTATTGCTAATATTGATATTCCTGGCGCGACCGCAAATACTTATGAAGTATTCCAGCGTTTCAATGGAAACGTAACTCAAACATTCACGCAGAGTTTTATTCCAATTAATTTAGGAACTAATATACGAACAGATGCAAACTACTCATTTATAGCAGCAACCAACACATGTGTGGTCAATGCCACTGGTTGGTATAAAATAACATATGCCGTATCTGCAAACGCGACATCTAATACTCGCTCAAGTTTAACAACTGTTGTGAGAAATAATGGCGTAGATATACCACAATCAGTTTCATACTCGTATCACAGAAACAACACTCGTGGATATGATACTGCTGCTAATAGTTTTTGGGTACAGTTATCTGCTGGTGATCAAATACAATTATTGTCACGCGAAATCGGCGGCAATGTTCAAACACTCGCTAACGGGTGCAATTTAATGATAGAATATTTTGGGTAAGTAGTTATGCCATATGATAAGAACGGAATTTTTACAAAAGCAAAAGATTTGACAGTTACTGTATTTCCAGTAAACGCAAAAGACTTGCAGTCAAAAATTAATGAATTAACAATACCAGAAACGTGTATTTCTGTTGATGTTGTAGATAATGCACAAGAAAATAATGTTATTTTGCATTTTAATACTGTATTAGAAGAACAGGATGAATTGGCGGTGTTAAGCGTAGTTGATAACTACGTCTATCATGAAGAAGTCGATGCAGCAGCTCTTCCAACTACATCATACTTGGGTGGCAAATTAGCAGTACACGCCAGTTCAAAGCCTGACATTCCAGGCATTGAGACATTTGTTGTATGGACTGGTGCAGGAGACGATATTACACAAGAAGACCCTGCACTTTCTATAGCAAATGGAGATTTGCTTGAATTTCAATTATCTCCAGGTATCGGGGAAGTAATTAAAGAAATTAAATTTGATCCAAGACATGGCAGGGTATGGATTCACGAAGCATATTTGAAATTTGAAAATGGCGGCACCGGTGATTATATAACCAGTGACATTGTTGCACCTCCGACACAATTACAGACAGTAGCTAATTTAGATTTAGAAGTAGATGCAAATGGATGGGTTAAGTTGGCTGCTGGTGGACCCGGGACAGGTACGCATGGATTCGCTGCAACCCCGGCACTAATTAAGCGAGCCTTTAGTAAAGATGGTGATTGGGACTATGATGAAACCAATGGTCTTCGCCCAAATCTAGATGGTAATGGATTGTACAAGATATCAATTTATGAAAGAACAGTGTCGCGATATGTAAATAAAATTCCATGTTATGGAACTACTACGAATTATGTAATGATGTCATCTGACGAAACAGCAGAATTACCAGTATCTCTTGGCTATTTCATGAGAGTCAGAGCAGTTAATAATTCAGATACGACGTGGCATGCAACTATTTTTATGGAAATTTACAGACAGCGTACAGCGGTTCCTTAATATGCAAATTACAAGATTGTTCAGAGAAAATTATATTGGTGAGTTTATTACTACATCAAAACAAATAGTAAATGGCATACAAGAAGAGTCTAGACAATGGATTCCAAATACAATTGAACTGAATATAGATTCGGATTCTGCCGTTGTTATTGGCAATGGCATGAGTAGAATTGATTTTGATTTAGAACAAATCAAAAAACACAAAGGCGGCCACCTAGCTCAACACAAGTTATATTCGTATGGATGCAATGCATTATATAGAGAGTTCACACCAAACTTTTTAATAGCAACAAACGACTGCATGGTTGACGAAATCGCGGCCAGTGAGTATTGTGATGATAATATTGTATATACCATTAACCAATATATTCCAAAATATCCTGGTAAATTTCATTTAATTCCATATGGCGTTCAACAAAATGCCGGTACGATGGCAACGTGGCTTGCTGCATTTGATGGATTTAAACGAGTATTTTTATTAGGGTTTGATACACAAGATTCAGTTGGGTTAAATAACAATTTGTACGCAGGGACGGATTGTTATGAAGATCGTCATGCGGACATTTGTGATGATAAGTGGTCGAACGCAATGTATAATATCTTCAGACAATATTATGACGTTGAATTTATACGAGTAATGCCTGGCCCAAACCCAGTTACTCCATTATCATGGAAAGGATGTTTGAATTTCAGAAATGTAACGTATCGTGATTTTGTATCTTATGCAGATTTGTAAGATATAATAATTCTTCAACAGACGTTAATTTTGTATGTATTTCAGTTGATTTTAGTGTGTTGAACAATCCAGGATGCATTGGTTTGGGGCAATCATCTAAAGGTGCCCATGCATATGCCTTGTGCTCTTTATTAAGCGTTGGTATAAATTCCTCATCAATAACAAACATGTAAGTATGATATATAAAATTACTATTTTGACTCGTGTATTGTTCTAATGGTATAATTTTGTTAATATGTGGCGTCTTACCTATTTCTTCATGAATTTCGCGCATAAGACCATTAATAACAGTTTCATTATTTTCAATTTTTCCGCCGGGCAAACCCCACGTACCACTATGTGACGAATGATCACGCAATAAAAACAAATATCGTTTTGTACTGACACTAAAAAACATAGCCCCAGCAGCTATTAATTTACTCATAATATTAAAAACCACTCCCCTGCTTTGTATTCACCTTCAAAACTTTTAACCCATCGATCATTGTCCCAATGATACTGGATTCCAGTCGTAATGTTTGTTAAGTAATGTTGTGTTCCAATTTCATTATTTGAGTCAAAGGCAACAATCCATTTGGTACCATCCCATTCAATAATGTCATTGTTATTAGCAATTAGTTCTTCTCCACCCAAACCTTGCCACGCAACTGCTATACCTGCATCAGTAGAATTACCAATGCCGTTGATTATTAGATACCGCGTTCCAGTAACTGGTGCAGGTAGCCCGGCGTTTGGACCAGACCGTAATGGGTCAATAATTGCATCTACTGGACCTAAATCATTAGATGGTATTGTGTCAGTGTCAACTGTAAATAGTAAAGTCGTTGGATCATTTGGATCTTCTGTAACAGTACCAATAACTTCAGTGACACCGTCGTCTTGCAAGAATGTCATTTTAGATACACCCGGACACAATTTGCCTTCATATTGATTAAATATTTCTTGCCACGTAACTGCTGGGCTATCTGTTATTAATGTAGGCGGCTCTAGATCTTCATTTTCTGGTGTTGCAATTTCGGCTGCTCTGAATGCTGTTACTCTGCCATTTACTAAAATTACATTGTAGTCTAACGGAGACAGCTTCATACGATTGCCAATTAGATCTGCATTATTAAATTGATCTATGTCAGTTAACGGGGCATCGCCGTTGATATCATATATCGAAACAAGGGCTCGTTTCGTTATGTTTAATTTTTTAACCTTGCTTGGTGGACTGATCCATATAGGTATACTAAACGCCATTGTTGCTATGTCGATATTTTCATTTGAACCAACCGGAACCGAACGAGACGACCAAGTTACACCAGTTAAATTAACTGTTGTTAGGCTTGTCCAATCAAAGTAATTGTCTGTACTCTGAATTTCAAATGATGGATTAAACAATGGCGCAATTTGTTCTAAAATTTGTAGTTTTTGAGTTGTGTTACTGGTCCAAATATCTAACTTTAATTTTAAATCATATGGTACAGGCATAATACGTTCAATAGTATATGCATTGCCTTCTTCTGGCAATAATTCACCACTGATAGGATCTTTTTTGCGTGTTCTTACATGCCTTTTGTCAACAAAATATGGATCTTGAATACGTTTTCGGTCGTATTCCAATGCAGTTACATATACTGCCATTGCAGGCACAGTATTTACGATGTTTTCGCTATTTTGTTTCAGAATCATCGCTGCTTGTCGACTAGGATCACCGTACATTACTGGTACAGTTCGTAGAGTATTGTTACCAAACTCAACTTGGAATCCAGAGCACAGGCGCATAAACTGCAAGATAAAGCGTCTTACTTGTGAATCATAATAAAATTGATTTGTGGATATTGTCATTAATTATCTGCCTTGGGTTTTAGTATCTCAGATAAGAGCTGCCGTTCTTCAGTGTAGCCAGTACATCTGTTTGTAACTTCACCGTCCGATGTGTTATTGTTATTTACAAAACCGCCCAGCAAAGTTTCATCATTTCCGGCAGTTAGTGATGTTCTAACCTTGTCTTCAATCTTAATCCAATGATTACCATCAAAGCGAAATAGTCTATTTGGTATAAAGTCTATTCGTAACACAAAATCACCAAGTTTTGGATCAGACGGAAATTCAATAGATTCAATTACTGGATATCCATTAGGAGCAAGTCCGTCACCTATTAAATATCTGTCGGACTTTTGGATATCAACATCTGGAGAAATACCAACAGAATCAGCAGTCCAATTACCGTTATCTGCGGTAAGTGGAGTAGATGTTCCAGGAACTAATGTTGAATCTGCTGTTAGGTTATCTGCTCTTCTGACATGACCGTCTTCTACTGGTGCTACATAAAAGTGACTAGTATCATAACCACTTTTGGGTACGTCATTTTCTGCTTGTTCGATAATTTTTTCATTTATATTAGTAACAGCATTATTGTTACTTAATATATCAGCAAGTGTGCTATTAGCACCAGTGTCGGCCAATACATCATCTTTTGGCTTGCCATCAATACCAAGTTGTTCAAGTAAATTTGATACTTCTTGACTATCAACTAACGGCGTGCATTTAACTCTCCATAGGTGTGGCCACCAACTTGGACTATAGCCCTCCGCAGGTCTTGTTCCTTCTTGAACAACATAGTATCGTCTGAGTGCTGCTGGAATATCCTCATCTAGTGCATAAAATTCTTTAAGATGTGGTAATTCCAACACATCGCCTGGCATCAATTTTCGTCCAATTGCATCATACATGTCTTTTAAATGAAAGACAATGAAAATGGTATCAGATGATAAAAAAAGACCGAATTGTGATAGATCAAAATCAGAATCGTTCAATCGATATATCCCGCGAAGATTATAAACATCTGCGTCATATTTCCTGTCGCGGTTTTCCATGAATAGAATATCTTGAATATCCAATTCTGTGGGAGCAGAATTGTCTGGTTGGGTTGGATCAGTAGACCCGCTAGTTTCTGCTGGGCCTAAATACTTATGAACATGTATGCCCGTCCCGCCGACTGTAAATTGCTCACTGATTATTCTATCAAAAAATTGATAATCGTTTGTGTGCTTTCCTTCTTTCCACAATGAAATTCGTGGCATATCTCTATATCCTTAGTTATTATGTATATTTATATTAAGTGTTGACTTTAAATTTTAATATGCTATAGTTACTATTATGATGGATGTATTTAATAAAGAATATAATGCAATGCTAATACAAATGAAAGCGCATGGGATAGAATTGACCCATGAGCTAAATGCATTGCTAATCCATTTTGCTGAATTAAGAGTTGCGGATAAAGAGCGTATCCGTATGCTCGAAAACATCATGCATGCAAACCATTTTGAAATAAATTCTTGATTTTGGTTAAGAGTTAGTTTATAATACATAGACTAACTAAGTAGAGGTATCATATGAAGTTTGGCAAACCGTATGTTTTGGCAGCAGCTCTGATCATTTCCCATAATGTAATGGCACAAAAAGCATTCTGGGACTATCACGCAGATGCTACTACTCAAGAAGGGTTCATTATCCAGGGAAAAAACATGCCTGAAAATATTGATGACCTTGTTCATCGGGCATGGGTCGAAGCTCAGGAATGTAGCGGCATTACCGCTACGCCAAAGCATCGAGTGATTGTAAATTTCACTGGAAAGCTAAAGAAACGAAACAATGAAGGTACCATTTATTTGACAAGATCCACTGTCTATATTGAGGCAAATAAGCGAGATATGCGCTATAAGCCCATGTCAACAGTGAAGCACGAGTTTATCCATTATCTCAAATATCTTGATGGTAATAGCCTTAACGCATCATTCAAAAAGCACGGCCGCATTTATAAAAAATGCTCTAAACCCGTTAAACTGTAAATAACAGTCAATAGCGCAGGGAAGCGCCCATAACAAATTGGAGATATTATGAAAAAAGCACCAAGAAAAAGAAGATCTGCCAAGGATCTCGACGTCATTCATATTGGAAAACTTCCCAAGTGGGATGACATTGACTCCCCTGATCACCCTGAATTTATGAATAGAGTAAAAATGGCCTTGCGCCATTATGGGTATTTTTTCAATATTAAAGACTTTTACAAAGATGTTGTTAAGTGGGCTGAAAACAACATTAACAATAGTGAAATAATTAACAATTATAAAAAAGCACCCGAATGGAAAACCCCTATGACTGTATGCAGTCTGGTTGCTGCTGAAAAAGCAGGCATGCCAATGAAAAAAGAGCATGCAGACTACATTATTGGACACTTGACAAAAATAGCTACAGAATTTGCATCGAATGAGCAAATTCAAAGCGAAAAAGACAAAAAACAAGCAAAAAAAGTGCCAGAAAAAACAATTCAGCAACGTATGCAAGAAAAGGCACAGCAGCACATCCTTTATATAGAAGAAACGTATGAAGATGGCATTATTGAACGAAAGGAAGCACATCCTAATCCAAATATCTTAGAATATCTAAGAAAAGAAGATGTTCCAGCACTAACTGTTAATTTCATAATTGATCATTTCCAGCATCAGCTTGATGAAATATCTTCTGCAACTGGCAAAAATGCTGACCCTGAATTAAAAGAGGGGTACAGCAACCTCAAACGTAGTGATTTTAAAAGATTTATTGATTTCTACAAGGCTCTTTTGAATGAGCTAAATGAATACAAAACTGCCAAACTTGCAGAAAAGAAAGTAAGAAAGAAAAAATCACAATCAAAATCAAAACAAGTAGCAAAGCTAAAATACCTAGAAAAATTTCCAGGATTGAATTTGGTGTCAATTAATCCGGAGGAAATAATTGGAGCAAAAGTATTGTGGGTATATAATGTAAAAACCAGAAAGTTAGGTAAATATGTTGCTGGTGAGTTTGATACATTAGGAGTAAAGGGGTCTACGCTGACTGGGATTGACCAGTCCAAGAGTGTTGCAAAAACTTTGCGTAAACCAAAAGAACAGCTAGGAGAATTCAAGCGGGCGGGGAAAGTAAAACTACGAAAGTTTATGGATTCTATTACAACCGTTGGTATTAAACTTACTGGGCGAATAAACAAGGATACTATCTTACTTAAAGTGGAATAATACAATGGCAATAGATATACATGGTAGTGGATTTTATACGTCAGCAAATGGGGTAGTTCCTCCTGAAGTGTCTGAGAAAATTGTTGAATCAATGAAAGATTCGGTTATTGATGGCAAGATAGTGGCACCTCATTATAACGAACATCCAAATGTTATAGCAATTGTTTATGTGTATAGTTGGACTGGTATCAGAAAGCTCAAAAAAAATATGGATCTTAGCTGGAATAAGGTACGGTACAGTGTAGATCCTATATCTAAAGGCTCATATGCAATTAGACCCAACACTACTCATTTTGTTGATCATATGTATGAAGTTCTTTTGACTGACGAACGCCAAGTGACTATTTTGTCATTATTATTGAAAGATAAAAATACAAAATAACTCTATTATGTTGATATCATTATCTATAAATACAGTAAAGGATTACAGCAATGCCAACACAACAGCAAACAGAACACGAGTTACGACAAGAAATTAAACAATACATCTATAATCGTTTAGGTGGCGGTATGGTTGATGTTGAGCTAGACCAGGAGCATTATGACACTGCGATTAGTCAGGCCTTATCAAAGTATCGTCAACGTTCTTCAAATGCAATGGAAGAGAGCTACGGCGTTTTAAAATTAGTTCCTGAGCAAAATGTCTATGTACTTCCACAGGAAGTAATGTCAGTTAGACAAATCTTTAGACGCGGTCTTGGTAATTCCCAATCTACTTCAAATTTCGAACCGTTCTCTGCCGGATGGATGAATGCATATATGTTGCAATCTGGCAGACAAGGTGGTTTGGTAATGTATGAGCTATATGCTAGTTTCCAAGAATTAGCAATGCGCATGTTTGGCGGATTTATTAATTTTACATTTGATCCACAAACAAAGAAATTAACAATTATGCGCAAGATTCCATTAAGTGCAGAAGAAGATGTTATTCTTTGGCAGTACAATTACAAGCCAGACGCTGTATTATTGGCAGATCATGCTGCTGGTCAATGGATTAAAGAATATGCATATTCTTTTGCTAAATTTATTTTAGGCGAAGCTAGGAGCAAATTTAATAGCATTGCAGGTCCTCAAGGAGGTACTTCTTTAAACGGCAACGATTTAAAAAATGAAGCTACTAAAGAAATGGAACTGCTGTTAGAAGAGCTTAAAAAATATCAAGATTGGCAGACTCCTATGTGGTTTGTTATTGGTTAATAATAAAGCGCAACACGTCATGTAATATAAATCCTGTATTATAATGCAGGATTTTTTATGAATAAGCAAGTAATTGGTATAACTGGTTTAATTGGTTCTGGAAAAGGAACAATAGGGTCATTGTTGGTTGAAGAACACGGGTTTGTTGAATTAAGTTTTGCATCCGCGGTCAAAGATGTACTAGCTGCTGTATTTGGGTGGGACAGGGATCTTCTAGAAGGTAAGACAAAAGAATCAAGAAAATGGCGCGAAGAAGTAGATGAATGGTGGAGCGAACGACTTGGGTATAAGTTTACTAGAAGAGCAGCAATGCAACAAATTGGCACAGAGTTATTCAGAAACAATTTTAATGATAATATTTGGATTTATGCATTAGAGAACAAAATTCATCAGTATGATAAAGTCGTAATAACTGATGTTAGGTTTAAAAATGAATATGAGTTAGTGCGCCAAATTGGTGTTGTGTGGAATGTCGTTAGAGGAAATCAGCATTTAGAGCCGTGGTATTTGTTAGCAGAACAATATAATAAAAACTTAACAACAAAAAACCCATCAAAAGAATATGGCATCCATCAAAGTGAATGGGATATTATTGGATTGCCAGTAGATCATTCGTTTGATAACAATGGAACGATTGATGAATTAAAAGAACAAGTTAGATATCAGCTGAAATGTCTCCAGTAACCCATGTGGTTTTATTTGAATAAAGGGCAATTGCACAGTTAGCACACACTGTTTTTAGATTCGACCAGTTGTTATTTTTCATATTGCCATCTAAATAAAAAACAAACAGTTGATTTGGCGTAACTGCAACGAAGTTGCATAATTCACAATGCTTCTTTTTCTTGTATCCAGACAGCATCCATCTAGGTGCATCTGGATTAACCCCTGCTTCTTTTTTTAGACATTTACCACAATAACGTCGGTAATATGTTTTCCCTTTGCGTTTGTAATTGATTGCAGCAGGCCTAACTCTGCAATTTTGGCATAACGGTCTCTCCATAGCTATATTTATAGCGTAAACCTTTAAATAACCTTTTTTATATATAGTAAATCTAAAAATCAAATAAATACAAAAAAGAAACATTAACAAACGAGGTTATTTATAATGGCACTAATTTCACCTGGTATTGAAATATCAGTAGACAATCAAAGTTTTTACGATCAAGTCGTATCTAGTTCGATTCCGTATATTCTTCTAGTTACGGCGCAGGACAAACAATCTGGCACAAACTCAGACATTGCGGCTGGTACAACTAAGCGAAACGCTAATGCAGTCGTTCCAGTAACATCTAGACGAGAATTGCTATCGTTGTTTGGTACTCCTACTTTCCAAGTTGATTCAACTGGTAATGTAGTTCAAGGACATGAATTAAACGAATATGGTTTACAAACTGCTTATAGTTTATTAGGTGTAACTAATAGAGTATATGTACAAAGAGCAGACATTGATTTATCCCAACTAGTGGGAACTTCAGTTAGACCAACAAACGACCCGCAAGATGGTACATTGTGGTTTGACCTAACAAATACTGATTTTGGTATTTTTGAATGGAATGCGCCAGACCAAACATTCAACAAAATTAATCCTATTGTTGTAGATGATGTTAATGATACTGTATCTGGCGTTCCAGTAGCATCAATTGGTGCTCCTGGCAGCTATGCAGTTGTAACTGTCAGCAACAGCAATCCAGTGTATTATAAGGACAACACTGGTACTTGGGTATTAGTTGGTTCAGATCAATGGAAATCTGCTAGACCAACTGTCGAAGGAACCGTTACTAATCCTGTTGTAACAGCCGGTGATTCAATTACTATTAATGGAACAGTTATTACCTTTACTGGCACGACACTAGCGCAGGTAGTTACAGATATTAACAATGCTGCAATTGCAGGCATCCAAGCAGCAGACGTTAACGGAAAGTTAGTATTTTATGTTGGCCCAACTGCTGCATCAGATGGCGTTAATGTTGATGAGAGTATTCAACTAGCAACAAATGTTAATACACAAACTGCATTTGCCGATCTAGGTATTACTGCTGGTACATATGCAACATTGGCAAGCCAGCTAACGCCGCATACACAAGTACCTACATGGAGAACAACTGATACTCAACCTCGTCCAACAGGAAGTGTGTGGGTCAAAACAACCGAGCCTAACTTAGGTGCTAACTTTGTCGTAAGCCGTTTTGTTGGTTCTGTTAATGAATGGCAGCGTGTGTCTACTCCGCTGTATTTGAACGGCGCAACTGCAAATAAAGAATACGACCCAGTCGGTGGAGGAATTAATATTCCTGCAGGTACTATGTTCGTTCGTTACGATTTGTTAGAAGACAACACTGTTACATATGGAATTTATGCAAGAGCAGTTAAAGGTGAAACGGTAATTACTGGATCAGTTCCAAATCCAACCTTTACTGCCGGCGATCAGTTTACAGTACAAGTATCACAACCTGGATTCGCAACACTAACTGCACCAGTTACAATTACCATGTCAGGCGTAACAGCAAACGATTTTGTTACTGATGTCGTTAATGCAAATATTCCAAATCTAACTGCTGAAGTAACTAGCACTGGATTAGTGGTATTAAAGCATACTGCTGGTGGTGAGATCATCATGAACAATGTTACTGGTATCCCATTAACTGATGCTGGTATTACATCATCAACCTTGTATGTTGATATTACTCCTGCTGGTGAACTTGTTGCCAGTAATTGGATGAAGGCATTATATACAGCATCTTCTCAACAACCAAGTGTTGATCCTGAAGATGGTACATACTGGTACTACAGTGAAATTAATGAAGCAGATATTATGATTCATGATGGTTCACAGTGGAGAGGATATCGTAATGTATCAACTGACGCCAGAGGCGCTAATCTAACCATCACAGACGCAAATGGACCAATTATTTCAGCGTCTAAGCCAACAACACAGAGCGATGGTACACCGATCGAATTAGGTGATTTGTGGATCGATACTAGTGATTTAGATAATTATCCAGTGATTTATCGTTGGACTAATGTTGGTGGCGGTCAAGAAGATTGGGTTCTAATCGACAATGCAGACCAAACAAGCGAAAATGGTATTGTGTTTGCAGATGCAAGATGGGATACTACTGGTACTCGCGATGTTATTACTGACGACTTAGAGCCAATCACCAACATGCTAGTTAGCGATTATGTTGATTTAGATGCTCCAGATCCAGCATTATATCCACGTGGTACCTTGTTGTTCAACCTACGCCGTAGTGGGTTTGTTGTTAAACAATATGTGCGTGATTATTTTAATGCCCAAGCATTTACAGGAACTTTACCAGTAGTAACCGATACATGGAGAACAGTTTCTGGTTTAAAACAGGATGGCAGCCCATATATGGGTTCTAATGCTGTTCGAAACATGATTGTAACTGCAATGAAATCTGCAATTGATTCAAGCATTACAATTAGAGAAGAAACTACACCAGTCAATCTGCTATCTGCTGTTGGTTATCCTGAGCTAATCAATAACTTGATTCAAGTAAACGTTGATAGAAAAGAAACCGCATTTGTTGTTGGTGATTCTCCAATGGACTTGCCTGCTAATTCTTTAGCAATTCAAGAGTGGGTTAATAACTCAAATCTAGCATTTGATAATGGAGAAGACGGATTAGTTAGTAATTATGAGTTCTTGGGCGTTTACTATCCAGCTGGATTAACAAACGATTTGGAAGGACGTGCAGCAGTTGTTCCGTCAAGTCACATGGCACTTCGCACTATTATTAACAGTGACAACAAGGCCAATCCGTGGATTCCTCCTGCAGGAACTAGACGTGGTATTGTAGATAATGTTAGCTCAATTGGCTACATTGATAATACTACTGGAGAGTTTGTTACTGCTGAGATTGGTGAAGGGTTGCGTGATGTATTGTATCAAGGACGAGTAAATCCAATTTCAGTTATTCCTGGGGTTGGTATTACTGTTATGGGACAGAAGACAAGAGCTTCTGGTGCATCTGCTTTGGATCGCATCAATGCAGCTAGATTGGTTGCATACATTCGCTACAAGCTAGCTCAAATTTCTAGACCTTATATTCATGAACCAAATGATAAGTTGACTAGAGATGAGTTTAAGAATGACGTAGATAGATTCTTCAATGAGTTAGTAGCAAAGCGTGCATTGTATGATTACATCGTAGTGTGCAATAATACAAATAATACGCCAGCTAGAATTGATCGTAATGAGCTTTGGTTAGATGCTGCGATTGAAATTGTTAAAGCATCTGAGTTCATTTATGTTCCACTTCGTTTAGCTAACACTGGCGAACTGTAAACAAATAGTAACCAGTAAACAAAAAGGGCAGATATATCTGCCC